TCCAGGATGTCAATAAGCGCTTGGGGTTGGAGTGGAAAGACTTGAATGGGAGTATTGCTATAAGCACTGACGCTGGAAATGCTCTCAGGCGAGGCAGTGATGATGGGCTTTTTGTAGGACAGTTTGAATGGACGTCAACACAATGGTGAAAATTTAACCATAGGAGAAGGAGTCGAAAATGGCCGTCGTAAAAATCTACAAAGAAACTACTCTCCCCGCAACCGTAGAGGCAAACAGCATCTATCTGGTGGCCCCTGCAGCATATCCAAGCCACGTCGAGATGTATGTGACGAACTCCGACGGAAGTGCAGCAAAGCGTGTTATCAATCGTGCAGATATTCAGGCTATGATTGATGCGTCTATTGCTGGTGTTACTGCTGGACTTGAGATTGTCGATAATATCACTGCGCGCAATGCGATTAGTAATCCGACAAACGGCAAACACGTGCTTGTTATCGACGCCACAGACGACCCCACTGTTGATACTGGCGGTGCATCCTATGTGTGGCGAGACTCAACGAGCGAGTGGATTAAGCTCACTGAGTACGAGTCTTTGGACATGAGCTTTACCTGGAGCAGCTTGGTTGGGGGGCCGTCATCTACGCCCGCGCAGATTGATGCTGCTGTTGCAAACAGTCACACGCACGCAAATAAGACTGAGCTTGATGCAATCAGCGTGGATGCCAACGGCAATTTGATGTACAACTCCAACCATATCCGCGCACGTCTTGAGACTGTTGGGTGGTAATTCGTGGCCGTCATCCAGTTCGTCAAGCAAGTCCTGTCGTTGCCGGCGCAACTTGAGCCTAACACGTTGTATTTTGTGCGGGTTGGCGCCGGTTTTGACTTGTACTTGTCTGACGCTACTGGCAGTGTGGCTCACGCGATAAATTCGTCTGCTTCTAGCGGAGGTCAAACTTACCAGCCTCCGCTGGGGCAAATTTCCTTTTTTGCTCGCAAGACGGCGCCTACTGGTTGGCTTGTGTGCGACGGACGAGCTTTGAATAAACAACAATTCTCTCCACTTTACGATGTAATTGGCGGCTTGTTTGGTGAGACCTCCACAACGTTTCGTTTACCAAATCTTGTTGAACAGTTTGTTCGGGGTTCAACAAGTGTTGGCAGAACACAAGAAGGCATGATATCTGCCCATGCGCATTATGCCGGAACACCGCGTATTTGGGACGCTGCGGGTGGTTATTTTGGTTCTAGTAGCGTCACACTCCAATACCCTCTTGCCCGTTATGTTGGGGGCGTGACTAATGCGTATTTTGACCTAACTAGCTCTACCGGCGGTACAGAAACAAGACCAAAAAACATCGCCTTACTACCAGCAATATACGTAGGTCTTTACATTTTGCCTTGTTTTCAACCGAACTACGCTGAACAAGGCTATGCGGAGGAATAAATGCTTACTCTTCGCGCCGAAAAAAACTCACCTCTTACTTGGACAGAACTAGACGAAAACTTCCAAAACACACTGCGTACAGACGCTTTTCTCGTCTTTGGCTACGAAAAGCCTGTAAATAGCACAATAAATCTGACAAACGGAACTGATGTGCTTATTCCGATAAACTTTCTTGAAACAACCAACATTGCAGCAACGCTTGGTACAAACGCTGTGACAATTCCCGCTGGAGAGTATTTTGCTTTTGGGGCGCTTTATTTGGAGCGTGCTGGATGGTTTATTTACAAACTAACCGCGGGCCTTACAGCGTTGTGTAAGTCTATGGAAACAAGAGGCTACCCTATTGATTCAGCTGGCCATTCTGTCTGGGTAACTCTTCCTAGCCTCTTGCTAAGCAAGTTTACTGTTCAAGAGCAAACTGTCATTCAAGCAAAAGCTGTAATTCAAAACGCCGGTTCTTTAGGAATAAGCATAAACATTGTTCAAGACACAACTCGTCCATTCCAGGTGGTTCTTTTCAAAACAAAATGAGGTTCTTATGGCTGTTTTTGTAAAACTTACCGACTCTGTTGTAACCGCTAGGGTCGTTCAACCGTCTTGCCCAGAGGGGTTTATTCCTGCTCCTGATGACGTTTATTGTGGTTATGTTTACAAAAATGGCGCTTTTTCGCCTCCACGCATGTCGTTTGAATTGCAAAAACAACTTCTTCTTGACCAAGCACGGGCCACAAAACAAGAAAAACTTTATGGCGGCGTTTTTGTTGACGGGGTTCTTTTCGACACGGACATTCCTGCTAGGATTGCTTATCAAGAACTTGCCTTTTTGCTTCAAAGAAACCCGACGGAAACTGTCCAATGGAAAGCCAGTGAGGGCGTTTGGATTACCATGACTGCGGCGCTTTTTGAAAAATTCCAAACGGTTTTTCGTCAGCATTTGGAAAATGTTTTTTCTTTTTACGGTCGTTTTTGTTCTGACGTTGAAAACGCCACCACAGAACAAGAGTTGGAAATGTTGAAACAAAAACTGACTTCTTCTTGGAGCCTTTATGACTGAAACCCTGGTGTTTGAACTTGCAATGACGTTGTGAGGTGCGCATGCAAGAGTTCAAAAAACGTGTGTATGGTGACTACGTGCTGGTCGAAGGTCCTGAAGGACCTGCTGGTCCGCCAGGTCCGCCAGGTCCTCAAGGAACTATAGGACCTGAAGGCCTACCTGGGCCGCAAGGTTTGCGCGGTCCTCAGGGGCCAGTTGGTGAGCGTGGACCTGAAGGTCCTGAGGGTCCACCGGGTATTCCAGGTCTACCTGGTCCTCCAGGTCCGCGCGGTCCTCAAGGACCGGAAGGCCCTCCAGGTGAGGAAGGTCCAGCGGGACCTAGTATTGATATGTCCGTTCTTGGTCCTATCTCCGACCGTCTTTTAGCTCTTGAGCAACAGTTTGGGTTGGTGTAACATGGCGCTTGAAGACTATTATGAAGGCGAGTATCCCAAACCTTCGATTAGCGTCTCTGAAATTGAGAATCCTGGTATCTCCGGTGGAGTGAGTGGAGTTTCTGTTCCTTCTGAATGTGGCGGCATAAAAGATGCTCCACCTATTGGATTGTTTGCTCATTCACTATACTCTCCACATGATGGAGCTCCCCCGTGTGATTATGTCACTTTGGCTGATGGTGAATTAGTTGAAATGTTTCCTCCTCCGGATGCTAGCTTCTTTTCAAGCCACCCTGTTTATTCTTTGATAGAAGAAGTCCAAGAAGACGGCAATCACTTTGTTTACATTCCTCGTTTTTATTGTGCAGAGTTTTCTATACCAGACTATGGTAGTGGACAATTGATATCATACAAACCTCTTCCAGGATTTTCTCTACACAGTGCTTTTTATGACAGCGATGAATACGAAGTCAAAGGCATTTTGGTTAGTAAATATCTAGCTTCTGATGAGGGCGGTGTTGCGGTATCAAAACCAGGGAACTTGCCTGTTATATTGGGCGCTGATTGGTATGACGTTACTAACTTAATGCTCGACGGTTATACCGATTATCGCGTTCTTAACTACGCAGACTGGAATGCTCTGCGTATGTTGGTGAGTATAGAATACGGTAATTACACTTTAGGTGGTTTTTTCTCTACTGGAGCTACTAATTTAGGGTACTCTTATTGCCTGCCTGTTGATGACCCTATCGTCGCTGAGATTTCTTGGAGAGGAATTGTCGGCTTATGGGGGAATGCTTTCATATTTCTTCCTGGAATAGGTTATTCTAAGATTTCCTACGGATTTGATATTTCGTGCAACGGAATGAGTGAGTTTTTTAGTGCTTATATTGGAGATAACTACGATGGCGGATGGGGTTGGTTTAACTTCTTCGAGGGACTATACGTCCCCGCTAATTTTCGCTGGAGCTCTGTGCTTATAGCGGACTATGGGACAATGGAGGGAAGCGATAACTATCGACGCTTCTATGCAGGAGCTAACATAGATTCAGGTATTATGTTTCCTGGAATGTTTTCAGGATTGTTTAGCGGCAGTCCTCCTTTTTTAACTGGTTTTCGTTTTGTAAAGGTGGTAAGATGAACGAGCTTGTTCTTTTCGTTGATAAAGAAACTCTTGCAACTTTGATGGGACCGGAAGATTTTTTGCAATTCCAACGTGATGAGCTTCCGGTGTTGTTCAATGGGTGTGGTCCAAAAGGAACGTTAGCTAAATTAATCCCTGACAGCGTTTTAGGTGTTTCTTTAAAACTCGCTTGCTACATCCATGACCACATGTATACTAAATGTACCTGTAAGGCTGATGAGGATTTAGCGGACTCAGTCTTTGGCTTTAATGTTATTTCTCTTGTGTTGAAGAGTACTGAAAATTCTTTTCTTCGGGGATTGCGATTGATGCTTGTAAGTATGTATATTCGTGCAGTTGCGTGCACTAATATGAGCAACGAATATTGGCAAGATAACTTGAAAAATTGCTTATTTGGCCCAAGATATAATGTTAGCAGATTTTTCTAGTGTGGTTGATTTTTAACCATAGGTGAATTATGGAAAGCATCAACGATTTGGATATCGTGGTAGTACATTCATACGAACCCTTTGACTGGGTTGTTCGTTGTACTAATATGCTTCCTGAAGAAAACGTTTATGTCGTTCCAGGAAAAGTCGGAAGAATAGGGGAATCTTTTGCTTATGCTTTTTCCTTAAGCGACAGAAAATATGTCTCATTTGCAAATCCGGATGATTTATACTACAACGTCCAAGCATTTAAGGTTTGTGTGCACATACTAAATGAGCGTCCAGAATGCTCATTTGCTTACACTCGAGAAAAAAGAGCGTTTGTTTCTAGTGGAAAAGAACTTCACGGGGTAATTGTTTTTCGCAACAGCCTGCTTCAGAAATACTTGCACGAAATAGTAGACTACGAGTATTGTTATGAAACTAAGCATCTTCTTTGGAGAATGCTTCAAGAAGGACCTGGGATTTTCTGCCCAATTGTCGGACGTGTTTGGAGAGACCATCCTAACCAAGCCCACAAGAAATGTAGTAAAGGTGATTTATCAAGATTTAATAACTTTCAGGCCCAGCTTAGTCTATTGACAAGAACAAATATCATCCATTATGGTGGGCACACTTTGAGGAGAATCAAATGATACACGCTTATCGATTTCATAACTTCAAACGTGTATGGGACGTTTCTCAATATGAAGGAACTGGAATAGCTTTTGGTTCAGATGGAAATGACTGCAAAGTCACTTTTCAAAACATATTTGATGATGCTATTTCTTTACAGTGCTCAACTGCTGATTTTGTTAGCATCGATACTACTAAATCCGAAATAACTTGTGACATTCCGGCAGGTGAGTTTGTACTGCCCGCGGGTGAGTATATGTTTTTCTGTGAGTTAATTCTTCCGACAAGAAGAATAATGCTCGAGCGGACTTTTGCAGTAGTTCTGATTTCTTCGGAGGGTTAGTATGTCTGACGGTGTTTTTATTCGGGACACTAAATACCTTCGTGGTCGTCCTGGTCCACAAGGTCCTGCTGGGCCTCCAGGGCCTCCAGGTTCAGTAGGCCCTCGTGGGCCTCAAGGACCGCAAGGAGAAATGGGACCTCCTGGGCCTCAAGGACCTGTTGGGCCAGCTGGTCCTAGAGGTCCGCAAGGTCCACAAGGACCTCCTGGTCCTCCCGGTCCGGAAGGACCTCCTGGGCCTCAAGGTCCTCCTGGTCCACAAGGACCTCCTGGAAGCTCGACAGATGCAACAGTTATCCAGGACATTCTCGCGCGGCTTGTTGCGGTTGAACAAGCAGCGGCGGCTTGTAGTGGGAGCAGTGGCGGAAATATTGTTTATCCGGGTGATACTGTATATGCTTCGTATAGCACTGCTACGTGCGGTCCCCCACAACACTATTATGATGAAGGCGTCAGTATCCAGTTCGGTGGTTCAACCGGTTGCTTTGCTCCGTTTTACAAAGAAGATGACGGTGTACCGACCGGTGCTTTTTTAGGAATTGCTTTTCGACTGGAGCTTTCTGGTAGCGTAAAACTGAGAGCATATTGTACTAGAAGTGCTCGTTGTTTTTTCTATAAAAATGGTAGTGTTGTCAGTGAAGGAGAAGCTGGTGAAGGACAATCTGGAAACCTACTTTATATAGAACGAATCATCGATGGGATAACTCCTGGCACTGTTGTAGCCGTTAAGTCTAGTAGCGAAGGTTTTGCTACTAGTTATACTGCTCCTTTAGCAAGTGCGGAAGTGCTTATACAATAATGAACAGTTTTCTTGAAGACCTTCTTATTGAATGCTGTAAATCAACAAAGTTGTTGGCCAAGACTTTTTTGCCTGAACGCTTTAATGCTCCGTTTAGCGCAAAACTGCATGACCCTATCTTTGAGCTTATCGACTCCGACGCGCCGCGAGTTGCTATCGCGGCGCCTCGTGGGTCGGGTAAAACTTCAATCTCTCTTGCTAAAGCTCTTCAGAGCATTCTCTTTCGCAAACACCGCTTTGTTGTGTGGGTTTCTACTTCCCACGATGTTGCGACGATGCAGACTGAAAACTTGAAGCGTGAGATTCTTACTTGCCCTGAAATAAAGAAAATCTTTGGGAGTGTAAAAACGAGAAATGCCGACGAGCTGGACGAAAGTTTTTCCAAGAAATCTTGGGTGGGGTTCGATACTTTGGTACTTCCTCGCGGATGTGGTCAGCAGGTTCGTGGCATTCTTTTTGGTTCTGCTCGGCCAGACCTCATAATTGTTGATGACCTTGAGCATCCAGAAGAAATAAAGTCCGATGAGTTGCGCTTGAATCGCAAGGCTTGGTTCTGGGCAGACCTTGTGAAGTGCACTTCGAGGTTCGATAAAAATTGGAAGATTATCTATATTGATACTCTAAAACACGAAGATTCGCTGTTGCAAGATTTGTTAGACTCTAAAGAATGGGAAAGCGTTCGTCTTGAACTTTGTGATGATGATTTGAATCCAGTTGCGCCAGAACTTATCTCAAAAGAAGATGTTGAGCGTGTATACAAAGAGCACGAAGACATGGGAATGCTCGACGTTTTCTATCGAGAGTTTCGTAACTTGCCGGTTGCCACTAGCGTAGCCGCGTTCAAGCAACAGTATTTCAAATACTATGAAGAATCCGACCTTCAGGGAAAACAACTCGAACATGTTGTGATTGTTGACCCGGCGAAAACTACAAACATGCACTCAGCGGATTCCGCTATTGTTTGTGTGGGGATTGATACTAAAGGAAACGCTCTTTATGTCCGGGATGTTGATGCCAGGAAGATGCATCCTGATGAGCTTTACTCTGCCGCGCTTGATATGTGCATGCGTTTTGGGGCTCGTGTTTTAGCTGTTGAAGTAACATCTCTGAATGAGTTTATTTCTCAGCCGATAAAAAATGAAATCTCTCGTCGCGGATTGTACCATTTGGAGTTTGTTGAACTAAAAGCTCGCGGTGGAGTGAATGCTCAATCCAAAGAGCAACGTGTTCGAGCGTTGGTTCCATATTATCGCCAAGGGCTTGTGTGGCATAAGCGCGAGGCTTGCAAAGGGCTTGAGGCTCAATTGATGGCTTTTCCGCGAGCTAAACGCTGGGATATAATGGATGCGTTTGCTTATATCGTTGAGCTGTTAGATATTGGGGAACGTTACTTTGAAGCTCCGGATGAAGATGATATTTCTTTTGAAGATGACCCGTTGCTGAAGGATATCGAATACGACGAGCCTCTAACTGACTGGCGTTGTGCGTAGGAGGAAAAATGCCTAATGTAATAACTGGAAGTTCTTACTATCAAAACGTCTCTCAATTGAAGAACTTCAATTATGAGTATGATTATGGAGAGTTTGATTTTCGGCCAGGAAAGTCCAAGCTACACGATAAGATTGTTTCAACCGTAATGGAGCGTGCCAGGGCGGCTTATGGTGTTGTTTCAAACAGGTTTTCTTCCTGGCGAGACATTGATAAGTTGCTCACTACTTATGTGCGCCCATCAGCAGAAGATGTTGAAGTAAAAGAAAACGACCCGACGAAACCAACGACGATTATTTTTCCTTATTCATACGCCGTTTTGGAGACGTTGTTGACTTATCTTTCTGCAGCGTTTTTCCAAGACCCTATTTTTCGTTACGAAGGTTCGTCTCCAGAAGACACTCTCGGTGCGATAATGCTAGAGCTTGTGGTTCAAAAACACTGCCAAAAGAACAAAGTGGCGTTAGCTCTACATACTATGTTTCGGGATGCTATGGCTTATGGTGTTGGAGTTGTTGCTCCGACATGGGAAGTGCGTCGTGGTCGTCGGAATGTTTTGCGCAAGTCGGGGAAGCTAGATATTTTCGGCAGACTTTTTGGTCGCGAACCCGTCGAAGAGGAAGAAGTAGTTCTTTTTGAAGGGAATGCGCTCTATAACATCGACCCTTATTGTGTGCTTCCTGACCCAGGCGTTTCTGTTAATCGCCTTCAAGACGCAGAATTTTTTGGGTGGGTAGAAAATACTACTTTTGTTGGGATTTTGCGCCGTGAGCAGATGGATGAGAATTACTTTAATGGTCAGTATTTACGACACCTTCTTAATCTACGCGTAGATTTTGGAAGCGATAATTCTGGGAGAAGTGAGAAAACTAAAGTCTCTCAAAATGCTCTGGCGCATGAGACTAAACAATGCCAAGTAGTCCATATGTACATGGATTTGATTCCTTATGAGTGGGAACTTGGCGATTCGACTTACCCTGAAAAGTGGCTTTTTAGTGTTGCTGCTGGCGAAGTTCTCATCCAGGCGCGGCCGTTGAACTTAAACCACGGAATGTTTCCAATTGCGATTGCCGCGCCAGATTTTGATGGATACTCGGCGCTTCCTGTTTCAAAGCTTGAGACGCAGTATGGTTTGCAGCATACGCTTAACTGGTTGTTCAACAGTCACATCACCAACGTGCGTAAGGCAATAAACGACATGCTCGTTGTTGACCCTTACATGGTGAATATAAAGGACCTACAAACGCCCGAACCAGGTAAGCTCATTCGTATGCGCAGACCTGCATGGGGCCGCGGTGTGCGAGACGCTGTAATGCAGCTTGCAGTTAATGATGTCACACGCGCCAACATTGGTGACGCGTCGTGGATTATTAACTGGATGAACAATATCGTTGGAGTTGATGAAAGCTTGATGGGAAGTCTTCGTGCAGGCGGACCTGAACGTTTGACAAAGAGTGAGTTTCTTGGAACTCGTCAATCTTCTCTCACGCGTCTTGAGCACATGGCAAAGGTTATCTCGATGCAGGCGATGCAGGATATTGCATACTTCTTCGCTTCACATACCCAACAGTTGATGTCACAAGAAACTTATGTCAATACGATTGGAGAGTGGCAAAAGCGTCTAGAACAGGAATACGGTCTTGATGTCCAGCGAGGAAGGATGAAAGTTACTCCTTCTGACCTTCTTATTGATTATGATGTTGTGTGTAGGGACGGTTCAATTCCTGCAACACGCGACGTTGATATGTGGTTACAGGTTTTTACTCTAATTGCTGAACATCCTGAACTAAACCAACGCTTTGATATTGTGCGGATTTTTGATAAGATTGCCCGTGCCGGAGGCGAGAAAAACGTTCAAGAGTTTTACCGCGTGATGCCTGATGAACAAGTAATGCAACAAGCACAAGCAGGGAATCTTGTGCCAACCGGAGGCGCGAATGGACAAGTTCCTCAGCTCTAAACATGCGTTTGAAGAGTTTTTAAAATCTTCCATTTGGCAAGACATTCTTCAAGAACTTTCAACGTGGGAAGCTAGGGTAATGCAAGAACTAGCCGAGCCTACGTTTGATTTGAGCACGGGAAAGATGGCTATGGGTAAAGAAGAACGCGTGTTGTATGATGAGATGCTCAGAGGCAACCTTCAAGCCTTTGCGCGTTTTAGGCTCATCCCACACGTGATTCTTCAAATCTTAGAGGAACAAGAACAGTCTGAAAAGGAGGTTTTGCATGAGTAATGAGAATCGGGAAGTTTTGGACGAATTGCAGGAAATGCTTGAGGAACCGACTCCCAGTGAGGAGGAAGAAGTTTCTGAAGAAACTCCAGTTGAAGAGCAGCCTGAGAGCCAGCATGAAGAGTCTTCACAAGAAGAAGAAGAAACTTCTGAAGCGCCCGAAACGTCTGAAGAAGAGGAGGACGAGCTTACTGCTCTTCGGAAACAGAACGAACTTTTGCTCCAGCGTGTCGGTGAGCTTTCTCGGCAAGTAAAACCTGAACAGGAGCAGCCTACAGAAGAGCCCATAGATGTTTCTGATGAATCTCTTTTTGAAGGCTTCAAGTTCGAGGAGATTGTAGAAAGCGAAGAGTCCTTCAAGAAGTTCCTCAGCGGTTTTGCTAAGAAGGTTGTAGCGACAGCTGAAGAACGTTTGTTGAGGAAACTTCCTTCGACGGTTTCTAAACTTACCCAAGAACAGCTGGAGGCTAAACAAACAGCAGAAGCATTCTATCAAAAACATCCTCAACTTTCGGCCGTTCGGCCTTTTGTGGCAAAGGTAGTTTCTGTTGTCGCGAGCGAAAATCCTGGTTGGACACTTGACCAGGTGCTCGAAGAGTCTGCTAAACGAGCTTACGCCTCGTTGGGTTTAAAGCAGAAAGTGGGGAGTGTTTCTCCTAAAAAACCCGCGTTTGCAGGCCCCGCAAAGCGTGGAGTTCAACCTGAAGCGAAAACTCGACTCGAGCGTGAGCTTGAAGAATTGATGAATTTGGAGTAAAAGGAGGTTTGTATGGCAGGTTTTCTTGGAATGCGGGGAACGGGTGATTTTACGGTTGATGGTCAGCGGCCGAAAAACTGGCGGGAGATGATTCTTTATCTCTACCCGAACGGAAGTGCGCCGCTCACTGCCATTTTGTCCAAGTTGAAGAGCGAGAAAACCGATGACCCAGAGTTCAACTGGTACACTAAGATTCTCTCTCAACAGGCTGGGGCTATTACGGGGATTTTCACTGATGCGGGCCTTACTTCGGCATACACAGACGGTGGAGTCGCCGGGGATATTCTGTATGTTCGCATGAGCGAGGATGATGCAAAAGAGTTCCGCGTCGGGCATCAGGTACTTCTTCGCGCAAGCGACAGCATCTCGGTGGACAAAAACTGCAAGGTGCTTGGCCGAGCACTCAACGGAACAAGTTCCTACATCCAGGTGCGTTTGTTAGAGAATGATAATACTTCTGGTTTTGATATTTCTGACGCTACTCGTGCGTTGGTCGTTGGTAATATCAACGCCGAAGGTGCCGGGATGCCTGATGCGATTTCGTACGACCCTGTGAAGTGGAGCAACCTCACGCAGATTTTCAGAACTCCTCTGGAAATCACGCGTACCGCTAAGCGCACGCGGTTGCGGACTGGGGATGCGTATAAGGAGGCCAAACGAGAGGCTCTTGAGCTGCACTCCATCGAGATGGAGAAGGCTTTCTTGTGGGGAGTTCGTTCTGAAAACATCGGTTCGAACGGTAAACCTGAACGCACGACGCAGGGGCTCATTCAGACCATCCGCCAAGCTGCTCCACAGAATGTGCAAGACTTCCGCACATGGTCAACCGCCAATCTGAGCAGTGCAAATTGGATTGTGGACACCAACGCTGAACAGCCAGGGGAGATTTTCCTTGACGCCATGCTTGAGCAGTTGTTCCGCTACGGTAATAAGGAAAAACTGGCTTTCTGTGGTAGTGGTGCTCTGTTGGCTATCAATCGGTTGGTGAAGTCTCGTGGAACGTACAACATCTCCGTTTCGACCAAAGATTACGGCATTCAGGTGACTGAATGGGTGACTGCTTTTGGTCGCATCAATTGCGTTGTGCATCCGTTGTTCTCGTTCGAGCCGTCCAACCGGCATACTATGGTCATCTTTGAGCCGGCGAACTTGCGTTACCGCTACATTGATGACACGACCTTCTATCCTGATGGCGAGAAGCAAAACACTGGACCTAATCGCATTGACGGAACGAAAGAAGAGTTCCTGACCGAAGCAGGGCTTGAGTACCATCACCCGATTGGTTGGGGCATTCTCACAGGAGTTGGTCTTAATCCGTAATAACCAGGTGCCCAGCTTCGGCTGGGCACTATGGTTAAAAATTGACCACAGGAGCACAACATGGTGTTGAGAGAGTTCCGGCGGTTAGTTAGTGAAATCTCTGGAAGGTATGACCTGATAAATGAAGACTATTCTAACAATGGAATTGATTTCTTTATTCGGGCAGGTCAAAAATATCTCGAAAGTGTTATTCATTGGGACAAGGCTCGTGCGGTGAAAAACTATGTTCTTCAGAACACTTCTTCTTTCATGCTTCAGCAGGTTCGCGTTGTTGAGAATGTGGCAGTTAAAAGTCCAGAAGATTCTGTGTTTAGAAACCTTGTTCGCGTACCTATACATTACGCAAGGCAATTTATAAAAGAAGGCATTGATTATTCGGCTCCGTTATTTTACGTTCTATTCAGACACCTTGGTCAGCTTCAATCCCCTTTGATGGCAGATTTCTTTGACAAACTCGAAGAGGCTGACGCGAGTATTATCGGGCAAAATTATGCCGACTGCGGTGTTTTGTTGGTTCCTATTTGGACAAGCCCACAAGAACTGCGTGTTGAAGTAACGGGGCTTTTTCGTAGTCCTACCTTAGAAGATGATGAAGATTCTAACGTATGGACTGATACTTGGAGCAATCTTTTGCTTTATGCAACTCTTCGTGAGTTGGAAATTTCCACTCGAAATACCCAAGGAGTAAAAGACTGGGAATACGCGCTGAATACCAGTCTTGTACAACTTGAAATGGATATGGTTCAGGACGAAGCACACGATGTAACTAGAATGCTCGGGTGATGTTATGAGAGAGTTTTCTGTAAGGCTTCAAGAAGTTACTAGAGGGCTATACAACACAGACTCTCCAGCACCGTTTTCGTTGTGTGATTGTTTAGGCTTGAGGCCAAGCAACGCAGGAGCGTTGATTTCTACCAGGCCAATCGTTTTTCCGCCTTTCAACATGTTTTATGACCAAGAAGTAGAGAAGGTTCCACTTTTTTGGTATGGGAGAAATTGCTTTCTGTTGTTACGAGATGCTGTTTATACTTTCAACAAAGATTATACTGTTCGAGACTTTCTGAACGTTTCCAGTGGAAGTTCTTGGCACGTTGCGGATTTTGGAGAGTATGCAGTATTTTCAAACGGGGTTTCGGTAGTTAGTTACCAAGAAGGCATTTTGCTGCAAAATCCTTCTAACCTTCCGCGTTTTGTTACGTGCTGTAATTTTAGAGGACAGTTGTTTGTTGGAGGGTTTTCCGTTCCTTGGGAAAGCGCCAGTATGGATTTTGTTGGGTGGAGTAAACCCGGAAGCGCGGATTTCACGCTTGACAAGAGCAATACATCTGGCTACGATTTCGCTGGGGTTGGTGAAGTTCTTTGTGTCAAAAATCGTGTAGCAGGCGTTTTTGTTGGTGGAACAACGGGTGTTTGCGTGTATCATCCAGTAGCCTCGCCTGTACCTGGTTTCGGTAAGGTTGTTTACGATAGCATCCCAGGAATAGCTTCCCGCAGTGCAGTTGCTGGAAGTTTGAATGATTTGTTTTTGATTGATTCGACTGGCTACTTGTGGGTTTTGCAGTATGAGCAAGCTCCTAAAAGGCTTGGTTATAGGAAGTTCTTCGAACCTATGTTGGGAACCGATATTGTTGGAACATACAACCCACAAGAACAAGCAGTTTATTTCTCTAACGAAGATGTATGTTACAGGTTTTCTGAAGAAGGTTTGTCGCGACATTGGCAGGGATTTTCTAGTCTTTGGAACGACGCTGGAACCATTCTGGGACTTTCAAAGCAGTTAGAACAACCAGGTTTTTATTTAGAGACTTCTTCCTTTGACTTTGGTTTTGGTGGGTTGAAAACTATAACTTCTGTTGAGATTGAAGGAAGTTTTGATGAGCCCGTTTATGCTGCTTTGGATTGGAGAACCAACATCTCGCATTCGTACAGAAGAACTGCTTGGAGGCGTGTGAATAGTGTTGGTGTTGTTCGATTTCCAGTGACGGCGTATGATTTTAAACTTATTCTTGGGTCTCGGTCGCAACGCGCGAGAATTGATTCAATAATAGTCAAATACCAAATCTCGGATAAACGAAACTTCAGGGGGCAAGTGGATGTTGATTCTACTAACACCAGAACAAGTGAGCAGTAATTGGGATTTTATTTCTGCTTATGTGGTAGACGCCGGTCCCTTGGAATATCAAGCGACTGAGGATAAGTATAACAACATCCTCAATGGTATTCTCTGTGGGGATATGCAGTGTTGGGTCGAAGCAGAAGCAGACTCTAAAGGTTGGCATATTCAGGCGGTTGTTCTAACGCAAATTCTAGAAAACAGCGTTGTCGGGATTAAGAATTTGCTTATTTACTCTTTGGTTGGCGTGGATGATTTGTTTGATAATAAAAAATGGGCCAGTGGTTTGTTGACGTTGGTGAAGTTCGCAAAAAGCAAAGGGTGTGCAAATATTATTGGATATACTAGCAACGCGCGCTTATTGAAGATTGCTGAAAGATTGAAAGCAGACACTTCGCAGCGTGTTGCAGTTATTCAGATAAAGTAGGAGGGCTCTTATGGGCGGTTCTTCTGGTGGCGGTAGCTCTAGCGGAGCGATTGATTATCCTGCGTATATGAAGGATTTTCAAAGGGATATTTTGAATGAAATGCGTGGAATGCTTCCTATTCCAAATCCCTTTGAAGACGCGCCAGTTCCAGGCATCGAACCGGTGGAAGTGGATGGGATAGTTGTTTTAGATAAGCATAAAAAATATCTTGACGCACGTCGGCAAGAAGCTTGGAATATTCCGTTTGATTTTGGGGCTGATTTTTCGTTGCATCAACCAGGGAATTATGGGCAAGTTCTTACTCTTCTTTGCTGGCTTTTGAGTCATTTAGGCCAGGAATATGACATTCCTGTTCCAAGTCAACTTTTGGACGTTTATGAGGAGCTCCGAGACCATGCAAATACTCTTCAAATGACTCCTAATTTGCATGATGAGGTTGAGTTCGAAACGTCCATCAAACCAAGTTTTCTCGCGGGGATGCGAGACATCAATGCAGTTCAATCATCAACATTCATCGTTGGTTTGTCGATACTACATGGGGTCTACGCAGCGAAAGCTGCTGAGTGGAGGCACAAGCTTCTTGAAAGCGTAAAAACAATGCAAGTTGATTTGGCTAAAACTCATAGCGCTTTGACTGCGGATATTGGGAAAGCCAACATCGAGAGGTTGATGAAAGTTTTTGAGATTTCCTCGAGCATTATTCAAACAGCCACAAGTTCCAGCGGGAATATTGATGATAATACCACTAAAGTATCTCTCGCTTTGAAGACGCTTAATGCAGAACTTTTGAAGCTGCGCGAGAGTGTTCTTATGCACCTTGATGGAAATGTTGATGCTTTGGTTGGAAAAATTATTGAGGTTGGCCGTTTGCGTGTGGTTGCAGGGTTTGAGAGGTCTACACTTCGCCAAGATTATATGGAGAAGCGCTATAAGTGGAATATTGAAAACTATCAACACCTTGCAAACATGCTTGCGGCTATTGGTGGCGGTACGACTATGAGCGGGAAAGTTCCAAGCAGGTTTCAATCCGCTCTCGGTGGCGCGTTGAGTGGTGCGGCTACAGGAGCTATGCTGGCGAGTGGAACAGCCGTTGGCGGTCCGGTCGGGGCTCTCATTGGCGGTGTTCTTGGTGTTGGAGCTTCTTTGTTGTAATGGAGGTGTAGTATGTTTGGTGAAGGTGGATTGATGGGAATGTTTAACGACCCTGGTTTTATGCGTTTCTTGGCACAACTCGGAACAGGGCTTGACCCAGAAGGCGCCGGTGGTATTATTGGGCGTGCGGCTGTTGATTCGATTGAGAGTCAACAAGCAGGTAATGTTGCAGCTAAACAAGACCAGCGTTGGTCCGCGATACTGGACGCTCTCGCCAAAGGTAGTGTTTCATCGGCTACGATGACTGAAGGAAAGAATGGGACAGTTTTTAAAGTAACAGGTCCTGGGAAAGGGCTGGGAAGTTTGAACGAAAATCAACAGCAGGCTCTTCCTCCACTTTCACAATCTCAGGTGCAAAATTCTCCCTCTCCGATGGTTGGAGAGTTTCTCAACCAATTTTCGCAAACTATGGCAGGAATGCTTAGCCAGTTAGGAGTTCTGAAATGATTAATCCAGAATTTGCCGCAGCGTATAAAGCTAACGTTTTTACGCCAAGTGATTTTTCTGGACTTTCAGCACAACAGATTATTTCCATCATGGAGATTTTGACTAAGGACCGTTCTACCATGATGGACACTGCTCAAGCAAGCGCGGAGTTTGGACAACGAGAAAGGCAAATGCAAAAGCAGCAAGAGCAGTTTGATAAGAGCTTTAATCTTCAACAACAGCAGGCGATTATTCAAGGGTATAATACTCTTGTGAATGCTGGTTTGGGGTTGGCCAACAAGCAAATTGCGGAAAAGCAAATGCGCCTCGAGGGAGCCAAGTTTGGGCTTGAGCAACAAAAATATTTGGAGAACAAGAAACTGCTTGAAAGCTTGCAGGGAATTCAAATACCCCTTCCATTCACGGATAAAGAAGGAAATCCTTCTAGCATTTCACTTGGCACTGCTATGATGATGGGTTCAGGGACTCTTGAGCAGCTCATTAAGCAGGGATTTGCTAGTAAGGCTTCCTCCTTTGGGTTGGACCCTGGAGAGCTTTTTGGAGTTTCAAGTGACGACGAAGAGGGAGGCAGTGTTCCTGGTATGCCGACTGGTGGAAAAGGTAAGGTAAAAGACCTCCTTCCAGCGGTTATGTATCAGTACTTCCTTCTCATGGGACATAACCCTGGGACTGCTATTGTTGGGTCAACACTTCCTTTACCGACGCCGCATGAGGTTAGAAAAGTCTTAATCGACAACAACGTTATTAACCCAACCATGTCACAGGAAGAACAAGACAAGAAAGTCGCCGAAACGATGGTTGGGAACCTCAACGCTATTCAGTCCTTCATGCGAGCTATGCAGGGTTCGGTAGAAGAGAAGGCCCGTGTACAAAAAGCTATAGAGAATGCAAAAACTTTTGGGCTCAATCCTCCCACACAAGGCGTTGAAGAGACTGTTACAAACAGTTCGAGCAACAATTCTCCGACACAAAAAGGGCCTAACTTCCAGAACATCGCTGCACTTGAAACCGCGCTTACGGAGCAAGAAAAGAAAAGCTTGGCGAAGAAAATGCCTGATATTTTTAGGTATTCTGAGCAGCAGAAAAAGTACGTTCTTCGCCCGAATGCTTTGCTTATTTTGGCAGAGAATTTTGGAAAGGGAGCTTCGGACTTTGCTTCAGGTGCTGCTGGAGATGTGAGAACCCTTGTTGCAGTTTTGAAAGAAATGGCGAGAGAGGATAGTTCCAAAAACGCCACGACAGCTCAGTATATGCGGGATGTTATACTGCGGTGAAAAATTAACCATAGGTGAGGCTGTATGTTCGAACACCTGAAGTACAATGAAGACTTCAAGAAGCTCAACGAACAGGACAGGAAAAATTGGTTTGACCAATACTATACAAATAACGTCTTGCCTGTTGTGATGAAGGAAAATCCAGATAAGGCGCAAGAATACTATAATCGCCTGTACGGAGTTTTTGTTGAGGATACGAAGAAAACTCCGTGGGAAGCTTTTCGAGATGCTTCGCTTGACCTTCTTGGTGCACCAGGAAGGTTATTGCTTGGAGCAGGAGAGGTAGCTAACGAGGCTCTGGCTGCAGTTTCTCCTTCTGGGTCTGCGGCTGAGAAGTATTTTCTCGACTCTGCTAAAACGCTTGATGAGTTGCAGAAGCGGTTAGTCGCGGATGCCGATATGGCAGACCTACACGAAACAGCCGTTTCAGGGTTGGGGATAAACTACTTCATGGGCCGGACGTTGTTTGCGTACTCGCATTTTACGTCTCCGGGTGTTCAGGCGGTAACTAAAGCTCCCTTTACAAAAGCACTCTTTACCAAACCCGTGTACACTCCAATGCAGGCAGCGTTGGCAGAAACGGCAGGAAGAATAACGGCTTTCACGGGTTCTATTGGGGATTTGGCAGTAACGTCTGTTATGGATAGTTACGTATCCCCTTATGTAGACAGCAAGGATTGGTCACCATCTACCAAAGAGGCAGCTAAGATTGCTGCGTTTTTCGCGCTTGGGTTTGCCAGTGGTTTTGGACCTGAACAGTTTCTCGACAAAGCGTTGAATAACCCAACGTATCATAACCTTCTTGAGAATGCGGCAGAGCGCGCAGTCAAGGGGTTTGAGGATATTCCAGAGAGTTTTTGGGATGCTCTAACTCCACAAGAAAAGATAACAGTCGCGCTTGAAAAAACAGGAGTTTTTAACAAGATTGCCGCCGACGTAAATGACCCTTTGTTTACAGAAAAAACTAAAACAATCGTCGAGGATTTATTACAGAAACCAGAGCGAGACTTTGAGGAAGGTAAAGAACTCGTCAGGCAGCATCTCCAAGAAGAAGGGCTTATGCAAAAAGTCGCGGAGATGTCTGAAGAAGAGTTTGAAGAATTTCTTGCGCTGAAAAAAGAGTATGAGAATCTTTCTGCCGAGGACGCGGCTTTTGAAGCCAAGTTGAATAGACAACTTGAAGAGGAAGAAGAGCTGTTAAAGCAGGAAGAAGAGCAAGCACTTGCGAAACTTGAAGCTGATGAACAAAAGCAGGTTGAAGATGTAGAAC